GCCACTAAAGCTCCAGGATTGACCCTTTGCATCATAATTAAATCATTCGCTGCAAATGGGCATATATTGTTATTACTTGGGTCTTCAAATGTAATTGTGCCATCATCATCGCTACTACTTAAACCACTAGCACTTTCTACTTTGGCAGCTGAAGATACAAATATAGCTCCATTAGTAGCTCTAATTTGTTGTATTAATAATTCATATACTGATAAAGTTCCTCTAATAGTTGCATCACTAACTTCTAAATGAGCTGCATTATTTATACGCCATCCACTACCTGTAAATCCTGAAGAAAATGGGTTAGAGGATATATCATCACCCCCAACAATAATATCACCAGTCGTAGTTAAATCGTCAAATGTAACATCAGATGTAGTCGTTAAATGTTGACCTGTATTATATTCTAATTGAGTATCTGTTATAGAATTGTCTGTAACTTGTATATCATTAGCATTAGCAGTTATGCAAGTACCTCCAACTACATTTAAAGTTCGAGATGAAGCAATAGTGCCTCCACCAGTTAATCCTGTACCTGCAGTTATAGAAACTGAACTATGGTCAATATGTTCATTACTTACAAATCCTGCTAAACTATCATGATTAGGAGCAACTGCGCTTGTTGCATCATAATTTAATGTACCATTGGCATTTGTTGTAATTCTACTATTTAACCAAGTATCACTAGATGAAACTCCAGTCCCTCCATCAGCTACTGCTAAATCTGTAATCCCAGTTATATTACCACCATTAACATCTATATTACTAAATGATGGTACACCTGTAAAAGAATGATTAGCAGTAATGGTTCTTTGAGTTGTATTATGAACATAATGAGTGTGGTCGTCTTCAGTTAAATTAGTTAAGCTACTATGAGAACTACCAGACATTGATGTTGCTTGAGAAACTGAATCAGACGCACTAATACCTGCAGCTACAGAAACAGATGATGCTGTTTTATCCCCTTTGCTTGTACTAGCTTGGGATATTCCCATCTCTTTCCATCCAGTTTTATCTCTTACTAAATGTACTAAACCTTTGCCAGCTATTTGCCTAAATTGTTGAGTTCCAACTCTTCCATCGGTAGCAGATGGATTTCCTTTATCTAATGTTGGACTTTCAGCTTGTTCGTGTCTAGACCTTCTTGTTTGCTTCGATACAGGCATTATTTCATCGGTTTTTCTCTATAAACAATAGTTATATCATTAATTTCAAAATCAGAAGGAGTTGTGCCTAATGAAGCAAATTGCAATTGGACAGAATAAACATTATTAATACTACTTGGTGGAATTAATTCTGCTTGTTTCCATGCCCCTGATGTTGTTGCTAGACCATCAGTTGAATAACAACTATCAGAAGTCCCTGCAAAAGTAGAAGTAGTCGCAACTTCTGTCCCTCTATGTGAATAAGTAATAGATACATCAGTAGCATCAGCTGTTACATTATTGTTTATTTTTAATAAAGTACCACTAAGTATTTCAGTAACATAAGAGTTAGATGGTATACTAGCATGACCAGATACAGCATCTCCAACAGATATTCCAGTTGTTGTAAGTCGTAAAATTTTAGGATTATCACCAAAAGTGCTTCCAGTCCCAGAGGTATCACTGCAATCAGTAAGAACAGTTTTTGTAGCCTTAAGGTCTGAACCATTAGTGCCATAAAAAACTTTCATATTAGCAGCGCCATCAGATTTGTATGTTACATAAAACTTAAAACATTTTTTCCTAGAAGCAGGATTTCCAAAAGTAAAATCTTTAGTTAATATTCTAACTGCATTACTAGAAGAAGAAGAATCATCCCATTTTCTTAAATTGTCAGCTGTTGTAATTGTAAAGTATTTTACTTCTTCATCTATATCTAATATAAAGTTAGATTTTTCTGCTTCAAATTTATCTGTTCCTTTTGTCCAACTTTTTGTAAAAAAAGAATATTCATAAACATCAGTGCCATTAGTGTTACCTGTTACAAGTATTTTCTTCTTTAAAGGTAAATATGCAACATCAGTACTTGTTGTAATATGGGTTTGCCATTCAGTTTCTAAAATCTTACCTTGAGTTAAATCGTTTACTTTTTCTCCGTCATAAAGAAAACATCCATTTTCATTAGCCCAAGCAACGCCTATATCAGTAGCAGTGCTCGCAGATTGGTGAGGTATACCTTTACCATAAAAAGTATCTTCCAAGAACTCTGCGTCTCTTGTAGCATTTATTAGATACATTACATTTTTCTTAAATTGCAATATTCTATCTGCATATGATTCTAATTTTATGATAGTATCGCCATCATTTTTAACAACATCAATAGATTTACCTTTAGATGGAAAAACATCAAAATTATTAGCACTTGTCTTTATCATCTTATCGCCATGTTGTTTTCCATCTTGATAAACATTTGCAATATAGGTTCTTCTATTCAATACAGTTGCGGTAGAATAGTTTGCTATATTTGATTCAACGCTAGGTTTAAATCCATTTAAAGCCTCATAAGATTCCAATAATGGCAAACCATCAGTTTTTATAGTACTAGAAATATATTGCTCAGCAGTACTACTGCCTGTCTTTGTGAACCTTGATGATTTAGGATACTCGGATTCCCAAGCACCTTTCAATCCTTTTGTATAGCTTAATTCTGCTATTCTATATGGTATGCCATCATCTTCCATATAAAGATTAGCACCAGTGACTCTATTATTACCAACGCTATAAACAGCAGGGTCTATTGAAGCAATTATACCTATTTTATAAGCAGATGTAGAATTAGCAAAAGTTATTTCTTGAGATGTACCTCCACCAAAATCATGTAATAAGCTTTCGTTATCAGTATCATCATATGTATAACTCATCAAAAACTTTTGCTTCCCAGTGGTTGTTACTCCAATCAAATCAGTATCACCAATACGCATATCAGATAATTGAATTAAATCCCAACCAGGTATATCTCTATATTTATCATATGGGTCAGGATTATCATCTTCAACATTATTACTATTAATATTACTTGTTCTAACCCAAGATATATTCATTTCTAAATTAATTTTTTGTGGATTAAAAGTACCTGAGATAGAAGTTTCATAAGCTTCATCATAACGAAATTCAACAATATGCCAATTTCCAGGAGGAGTTTCTGTATCTGTAAATTTAGTATGGTCAATTCTAAATTTTATAAAATCATTCCCACTACTTTCTTTAAATGTTATATATGCATCTTGTATTGTTAATGAAAGTGAAGCAGAATCTGAAAAATTCTTAGTATGAGTTCCTAACCAATATTGTTTATTTTCTTCTCCAGGCATCCTTACAGCTACATATAAAGATTGACCTGTCCCAAAAGATTTTGGACTAGAGGTATTGAAAGATTGAACACCAGTCCATGTAAATGTATTACTATGGTCATCATTTTCTTCATGGAAAGCCATTCCAAAAGAATGAAAATTACTGTCACCGTAACCATCTGTGCCTTTATATGATGTTTGCCAATGCTCAGGATATATATCACCAGAAGATGTATTGCCTTGAGAATAGGTCATAGCTTTTGTAACACTATAGATATTGTTATGTTGGTCACCACTAGTTGTACCTGCACCAGGAGCATCATCTGCATCATAAAAATTATATACTAAATCTTCAGGGACTAAATTCTTTACATTCCAATGAATAGAAGCATCTGCAATAGCAACATATTCTGAACTCATAATTGTCCCAGTAGTTGGCTTTTCTAGTTCTTGCTTTTCTCTTTTCCATCCTGAGGCAGTTATAACAGCTCCACTATCAGGAAATAAACTTCTATTTATAGCTCCTATCCATTGTGGGGGATTAAGCGTTCTAGAGCTTCCACCTGAAAGTTTAGCATTATGATTTGAATCTGATACTCTTAATGCACCATCAACATAATAAAAAATAGGTTTTGCCTCATCTGCAGTCCCCCAATCAGAACCAAGGTCTAAAACATCAGCTACAGTTGCCCATGCAGCATTACTAGCACCAGCATCATTAAGATTTGGAAGCCAATATAATTTACCAAGAGTATCATCCCATGCAATTATATAATCTGTATCTTGGATAATAGAAGACGCAGAGATACCAGATGAATAATCAGAAGAAAATCTAAATAATGAATAACCATCTTCTAATGTATCCATCGAAGGCATACTTGTAGTAGTAATAGTAGATGGTTCTCCTGACATTGTTATTCTTCCAACATCATCAACCGAAACATTATCACATAATGCTAAACTATCATCACTTATATCTCTAGAATTTGTTTTAGTATTTAAACCATTATGAAATGAGTTTAAAGCTAAATGTTGTTTCCCAGCCATTTATTCTCACTTTTTATCTTTTCTTTTATCTGCTTTCTCTAGGAAATGGGCTGTAGTGCCAGCTCCTCCTTCTGTGTTATAGTAGGTCTTCCAATATGATGCCATTCCTTCCAAATCAACTGGGATTCTTTTTGGTACTCGCCAATATTTGATTCTACAAAAGACTATACCTGCAATTATATTTCCCCATAGAAAATGTTTTAAATCTTCATCAGACATCTCTAAAAGAGTGTCAGGTTCTATATGCATTACTTCACAAACTTTCTCAAGCTTTTTCTTACGATAAGCAAGATAATTATCTATGCAATCTTTTGCGGTAGCACTTTCTACCTGCCAAAATGAACGAGCAATTCCTGAGCCAATTTGATATATATAATCATAACCAGACTCTACCATACCTGTTAGAAAAACAAGCTCTTCTGCTTCTTGACTCCACATACCCATCTTGCGAAGAGTATCTTTTATCAACTCCCTTATTTGCTTGTGGCTCATTTAAAAATGTTCCACTTAAGCCCTATAATCGCCTTTACGACATCTAAGACTTCTTTCATGATTTCCTTCTTCTCAGCTGCAGTAACTTTCTTATCTTCATTTGCTTTTTCAAGAGCCTTGACAACATCGCCAAGTTCTTTCATTATCTTTCTGTATCTTGCACTTACTAGTGTCAAAGAGCCAGCTAAGACAATGCCAAGCAAATAAAAGAAAGTACTCCATGTGAAATAATCTGTTAGAAAATCCATATCATACTCCTTTTCTTAATGACTTTTTCCATTAACTCTTCCTTTTAGGAAATTTAAATCGTCAGTTACATCATTCATTTCTTGAAGTAATTGCTCATGTCTTCTGTCTCTTACTTCATCTGACCTATTCCACCTGTCAATAAGCTTTATGCAGATATTTTCTACCTCATTTAGCTTACTCATTAATGTTTTTTGTAGAAACATTATTTGACCTGCGAATAAAGCCACCACTACTCCAACTATTCCCCATTCTGCTAAATTAAAATCAGCCATCGCTACATCCTCCACTTTTTATCGAGGAGGAGGCGATTTGAACGAAGAGGGAAAGTGAAGAACATAGGATGGCTTTTCATGATTGTAACTCTTTTCGAATCTTAATTATTATGTATACAAGTGTTGCCACAGATACACACATTTGTAATACCATTGGTAGATTAACCCACCATACGCCAACTCCGAC